CGGAATCGCCACTGAAACCAGAGAGGCCTGAGAAGCCTGAAGTTCCACTAAAGCCCGAAGATCCACTATACCCAGAAAGTCCTGAGTAACCAGAGAAACCGCTGATTCCGGAATCACCTGAGTAACCACTTTGACCATCTATACCTGAGTATCCGGACTCACCTGAGAAACCTGAAATACCGCTATCTCCGGAGTAACCGCTGATACCGCTGTCACCGGAATATCCCGAAGTTCCACTATACCCAGATGCCCCGTCTTGACCTGAATAGCCTGAGAATCCAGACAGTCCATCTTGACCGCTGAATCCAGAAATTCCGCTAAAACCTGAAGTTCCACTATACCCAGAAATGCCGGAATCACCGCTAAATCCAGAGAAACCGGACTGGCCGTCTTGCCCTGAGTAACCAGAGAAACCGGACAATCCATCTTGTCCAGAATAGCCACTGAATCCTGATAATCCGTCTTGTCCTGAGTATCCGCTAAATCCTGATTGGCCGTCTTGACCAGAGTAACCGGATTGACCATCTAAACCAGAATATCCAGAGAAACCAGACGCACCGTCTTGTCCTGAATAACCAGACAGTCCATCTTGTCCGGAGAATCCAGAGAATCCAGATTGTCCGTCTTGACCGGAATAACCTGACTGACCGTCTAAACCTGAATAGCCAGAAAATCCTGACTGTCCATCTTGACCACTGTAACCAGACTGTCCGTCTTGCCCTGAATATCCAGACAGGCCATCTTGACCGGAATAGCCTGATTGTCCATCTTGGCCTGAGTAACCTGACAAACCATCTTGTCCTGAAAAGCCAGAATAGCCAGATTGCCCATCTTGCCCAGAATATCCAGACTGACCGTCCTGTCCTGAATATCCTGACTGCCCGTCTTGTCCTGAATAACCAGAATAACCTGATGTTCCTGCACCGGAGTAACCAGAGAAACCGCTAGTTCCTTCGCCACTAAAACCACTAAATCCTGAGAATCCGGATGCGCCATCTGCGCCATTTTGACCTGAATATCCTGATGTTCCTGTCGCGCCTGAGAAACCAGATGCACCTGAGAAACCAGAAACACCGCTCAGACCGTATGCACCGCTATATCCTGAGAAACCTGAATAACCAGATGCACCTGATCCGCTGTAACCAGAGAAACCAGATACGCCTACGCCGCTATATCCTGATGCACCTGAATATCCGGATGTACCAGATTGACCATTGACGCCGCTAAAACCTGAATATCCTGATACACCATTTGAACCTGAATATCCTGAGAATCCACTGTAACCGCTTGTTCCTGCACCACTAAATCCAGAATAACCAGAAACTCCTGAGCCGGAATAACCGCTGAATCCAGACAAGCCCATGTTGCCAGAAAAACCAGATAAACCGCTGTAACCAGACTTACCGCTATATCCGCTTAGACCTAAACCGCTATAGCCTGAAAATCCTGAATAGCCTGAGAAACCAGATGCGCCTGGTGTTCCTGATCCCCCACTACCACCGGTAATTGGGAACCAGTCGCTATTTACATACGCTTCAATGTTTCCTGTTGTTGAGTTCGCGCGGATCATACCGAACGAGCTCATAGCAGGACGCTGTGATGTCAGACCCGTGGGAATGGTCATAGCCTGTGCGCCAGGTATGACGGTATTTGGAGCTAAACTGATAATAGGATTTGATGATCCATTACCGTTTGCTACATTAATTTGGTACGTAGTGCCTTGAATAGAAAGCTTAACAAGGTTGCCTGACTGCAAACCTAAGAAGCCCGTGCCGCCCAAATTCACAAAATTGGTCAGCAAGGTGCCTAAATTAATCGTTGGATTGCCAGTTGTTCCGTTGGCATTTGTAATCGTCAAACCATTACCAACAGCCAATTGCACATTGGTCATGGTGTTGATGCCAGTCTTTACTTGAATGCCTACACCGTTAGCATTCAATGCAGGGACTGTACCTGTTAAACCAATTGTGAGCGTTCCACCCGCACCAGCGTCGGTCAGGCTTAGACCTGATGACACACTTAAATAACGCGCATCTGGTAGTCCAGACGCCGATCCAACCATTAAGAATGGATAGTTCATATCCCCGGCTTCAGAAACCGCAAAAGCGGTCGTCTGCACCGTTACACCATTCTGAACAATAGCTAAAGCCTCAGTACCGGTTAGCGGCCCAGCTACAGGAAGTTGTGTGATCGTTAATTGTGCCATTTTAGTCGCCGCCTAAACTGTAGTCAGATGGATTGTTTACGTTGACATAATTCGGTGAAATTATGTCATTGTTGCCGTTTTGCTCAGGTGTTTGGATGTTCTGCTCGGTGCTAATGTCGTACTGCTGTAAACCGGTGGTCAGTAATGCACTATCATAGGTCGCAACGCTAACATCAGGTCGCGGAAACTGCAAAGTGATGCGTTCTGTCTTACGTGCCGGCAAGCGATATGGATCTTTTTGATCCGCGCATCCTTGCTGACATACCTTGAGTCCCGGGAAGTTGGGATCAGGCATTGCTTCAATAATTGCTCTCTTCATTTTACAGCGATCACATATGAAGATCGCAATTAAAGCATTGCCTTCAGTATTTAGAAATCGAGGCATACTTACCTCGTGTAAACGCTGATATTCGGAGCAAAGTAAATCGGCGACTTATCGCGCTCTTCGTTCTCTGCCATGATGAAGTATTGATCTGCAAGACCTTGCAAGTACGTAATACGATCAACTTGGATGCCAGGCAATATCATGCTCATCTGGTGAGCCAGTAAAAATTGAATTGCCTGATTCCAACGCTGTGGAATCTCGAGTTGACCACTTAAATCACCAACATCCATGATCTGACGCGAGTACCAGATAGTCATCTGTACAAACGGATCTGACGGAGTAGGCCACAAGGTTATCCTAGCCTGTGGAATGGTGCGATTAAACCAGTATTGATAGGGCTGGTTTGCTGTGAAATTCTTGTTTGGTAGGTTTGTATAGTCGTCGCGGTTTAGACGCGCCATCGTCACCTCTGTAGACAGATTGCCCACAAAGAACTCAGCCACGTTTAATGTGTTGCCGCCTGTTTCCCGCATACGGTATCCCGCTGCAGTAACGCCTGGATCAATCTGATACCACAACCATGTACCCTTGACCCATGTTGTGACACCCGTATTTTGAAGCAACTGCCAGTTCGTACCGTCTAGTGTGTACTCTAAAAGGATGTGAAACTGTCCTGAAACAGCAGGATAAATACCAATTGAACCAGCGTAAATTGGACTATTAGGGCCATAGATAATGCCAATATAGCCGTTTGGAGCTGATTGGGCGTCTGAGGTAAGTATGTCATTGTCAAAGGCTAATCCGACGTTTCCTGAGCTTCCTATGGGGCTTCCAGAGGGTCTTTGGAGTCTACGATACAGCGCATTTAAGACATCAACACCACCTAGTGGCAGTAAATACTCAAATTGATCAGGATTTAGGCCATAAACTTTCTCTTCAATGGCCCAATAGTTAATACCCTGATTGATCAGGTTGCTTAAAATGAAAAAAAGGGCTTGCTTCGAGCCTTGTACTTGCTCATTCGTGAGCTCTTCAGCCAGTTTTCCGGCTAAACGAGCTCCTTGGTCGATGAAATTCTGTACAGAAACGACCGTCTGCCCTACAGTTCCACTGTAAGCCATAAATCACCTCACCATCCTGAGCATTTCCATTTACGCAATGAGGCTTTTGCTCTTGGTGCATCACCAGATGCATGCTTAACAACGCCTGACATACGTGCACAGAATGATTTTTTGCGAGCTCCACCCTCTGGTTGAGGGGCTTTTAAGTGCGATCCAGTCTCACGATTGTATTTCTCGCGGCCTTTTTTGGTTAAACCCGCACCTTCACTAACAGGACGCTTTTCACCACGACCTATTGCGAGGGAGGGTCCACCTTCGGCGTGTTTTGCGGTGAGGGCTGATTTTTTGAACGCTTCAGCAGTCGGAGCACCTTTGCTACCAGGTTTCCGCATATGTTCTTTAGATCCATGAGCTATCCTCTCCTGTTTTGCATGAATATTGGCATACAAGCCGCCCCCATCTGCTTTATGAGCGTGTCGTTTTACATCATACGCAATTGCCACAGCCTGCTTTTGCGGTTTACCCGCCTCGATTTCACGTTTAATGTTGGTTTTAAACGCTTTCTCTGATTTGGATTTGATGAGAGGCATTATGCAATCCCCGATTGGACGACTGTCATAGTGGCTGTACCCGTACCAGAATTAACGACTAAACGCAGTCCTGTTACAGGATACAAAATGCTTGTTTGCTTAGTTGTTGTTTGCGCAGCCAAAGTCGCATCATCAAACCAAGTTGTAAAACCAGGCTGTGATACGTAAGGCTGTGCGCCGCCGGGTGAGTCAAACGTGTGCTGCACGGTGTAATTTACGGTGCCGCTGACAACAACTGCAATTCCGATGTTGACTGGAGTTGTGTTGGTGTTTACAACGAAAGGGTGCGTAGAACCTGTCCCTGTGATGCTATAAACTTGTGGCTGCATGCTTTTCCCCTAAGGAAAGCAGGGGCCGTAGCCCCCGCTGTTTACTTTGTACGACCACCACGTTTTTTCGGCGTAACCGTAACCGATTTTGTGGTTTTGGTTACACTTCCTGCAGGCGGTGTAGAACTACCAGTAAAATAATTAATCATTCTGTCAATTGGGCCAGGTTGTGACTTCTCGGCCGCCTTGTTCTGTTGATAATTCTGGTATTCCTTGTTTGCTTTCATGGTCTGGTACTGATCCATGACATCTGCTGGGGGATTATCGGTACCTGCTGATCCTCCCCCATCAAACTTTTTTGCAACACCACCCTTTTTGAAAGTACCTGACTGCAAGCTGTTAGCCACGGGACGGCTGACGGGTTTACGCGGCATATGTGTTGGCTTGCCGTCGTCAACTACGTTACCGCCCGTGGCGTAGTGCTTTTTTGCATGGTGATGACCTCCATGCTTATAGCCACCGGCATTCGCTTCTTTTACTTCTCCGGTCTTCGTGTTGCTCTTGCCAGGCTTTGAGGTGTTAGCAGCACGATTTTCCCAGTTTCCACCCTCAACAGTAGTGCGCGTTTCGTACTTGTCAATTGCGCCACCGTCTGCCTTGTGATGCATTTTGTGATGGGTTTTACCGCCATGCTTGTAACCGCCTCCATTACCCATCTTCACACCACCTGTGCCATGTGCATGATCAGGTTTCGCGGTGTGCATTTCTGTGTTTTCAAAGTCGTGCTCATTACCCTCAATGGTATCTTTGAACTTCATCATGCCTTTGTTCATTTTCTCATTGGTTTCAGAGGGAATAGAGCCGCCAGTAGCATAGCTACCGCCTTTGCACATCTTGGCTTGGTGCTTATGGTGTTCACACATCTTCTTGTGATGCGAAGAGCCGCCTTCAGCATGCTTCTTGGCGTGATGCTTTGCCATGTGCTTGTGGTGCTCATGTGAGCCTACAGGATGACCTGAGATGTGATGGACTTTGCCGCCGTGCGCATGATGCTTGTGATGCTCATGATGACCACCATGCTTGTATCCGGCTGGTTTGCCTTCTACAACCTCACCAGTACCATGCGCCTTGTCTTTGTGATCGCCATCAACCATCTTGGTCTTCACAAAAGGCTTCACTGAGTTCTTCAGTGTGGTTTTGGTTTCTGCGCGATCAATTGCGCCGCCATCAGCCTTATGGTGCATGTGACCGCCATGCTTTGCATGCGCCTTGCCACCGTGCTCAGAGTCTTTCATCTTCTCATGATGATGCAACTCTTTTTCCAGCTTCATGATGTGGTGCTCCATACCTGTAGAGCCACCTTTCTTCATGCCAGTTAAAGCTTTACGAACCATCGCTGCACGGGCCATACGAGCCGCAGGAGCCATTTGTCCTAATGCGCCTGGACCCATGGGAGCCATAGGCATAGCACCGCCCATAACCTTGTGTGCAACATTACCACCCTTCTTGTACTGCATAGGGTTCATGGACTTGCGGCGTTCAGCCATAGTTGGCTTCTTGGGCGATGCGCCATGCTCAGACTCAAATGCATGATGTGCTCCATGCATATGATGTGTGCTCATCGCTTTGTGACCATGATGCTCGTGATGCTTGCCCTTCACCTTTCCACCTTTTTTGAGCTTCAAAGATACTGAAGGCTCATCGGTGTACATCTTCACCATCGGTTTGAATTCGGACATGTCTGTCTCCTATTAGGCTTGGGTTACACCAAGAGCACCGATACGGGTACTGTTGGGACCAACCGCAATCGCGGGAAGAGCAATCGCCATCACTAAACGGTTTGAGCCGTTAGGGCTTGCATTATCAGGCACATAGGTTCCACGAACATCACCTGTTACTGCAGTTGCGGTGGCTGTGTCTGCAGGAGTAAATGTGCCTGAATCATTAGACAAGTAACCCGCAAAACCAACGCGAACGATGTAACCAGCGTCAATTACGCGCACTGGCAAGCCCAACACGTTTGTTGTACCCACTACAACCGCTGTACCAGTCGCACCATCAACGTACACGCTAGTGATTTGATAGAACGCTTTAGCAGTAGATGCAGTGCCAGCAGGCGCGCTAGAAATGATCTGTGTCATGGACTGACCATAGTAGTCAAAACCTGAAACAGTCACGCCTACAGTATTACCACCTGTAACCTGTGTGATTGAAACTGCACGGGGAACGTCTAACTGCACTGCAGGCAAACCTGTTGAACGATACACAGTGATTGCTGATGTGCCGGCTGACAGCGTCAAGTTACCAGCCTGATTCGGCGTCTGCGATGGCGCAATATTTGCAGCTTGTTGAGCCTGTGGAATCGTGTCCCAGGTGTACATACGTCCCAAAGGGCCAACACCTAATGACATTGGGGCTGGGTCGCCTAATAGGGCGTTTCCAGCGGCGTACATCGTCTCAGCGGAGGCTACAGTGGATGATTGTGAGAGTGTATAGCTCTCATCAGGATTGATTACAGTGATATAGCTGTTTGCTGTAACACTGGAACCAGTAATGTATTGACCCACGCTCAATGGCTCGCCTGAGAGATATTGCGCAACTCTCATGACGTTTCCAGAAATAGTGGCAGAAATAACAGCAGTGGCTGACTGTGTGCCCGTACCCATGTACGTAGCACCAGCGCCTAGAAACAGGTCGTCTGAAAATAAAGGCATCGTCTTCTCCTTGAAAAGCTTGACGAATTGCACGAAGGGGCAGGTTTCCCCGCCCCCAGATAATTACACGCCAGGTGTACCGTATGCGCAACGTGGGTCAGTGAAGCCCACGGTATAGCGCTCAGTCGCCTTATAACGCATTGTGTCGGTCTCAAAGTCACCTTCCATGGTCTTCTCCAGACGACGACGCATCAAGAGCTTGAAGCCCTCAGGAGCGTCTGTCTGAACCCACCATGCAGTTGCAGAGGTCAAACGAGACAACACAGCGGCACCCTCATCCAACAAGCCAATTGACTTGACAGGGTTGATGTCGTTGTTTGCGTTACCAGTACGCAATACAGACTTCAACAGAACTTCAGCCTGGAAGATGTTGCCAGGAGCCACGATCAACTGACGGGGCACCAAACGAATCTTCTTGCCGTTGTTGTCTACAGCTTGACGAATCTGGATCAACATCTGCTCCAGAGAGGTCTGTGAAAGAACTGCAGCGGTGGACAACTGGTTGCTGAATGTACCGTTCACGATGGGGTGTGATGTGTTAATCAAAGACACACCGTCACCACCGGGATAAGCACTGTTGAAAGCCACGTTCAACACATTTGCTGACAGCAATTCTTTGGTTTCAACCAAGGATTGTGCCAAATGACGTGCGTACACTTGACCGATACGGATATGGTCGCCGTCTTCTACCAGCACTTTGGTCAATGCAAATGCAAGACCATATACACGATAAATGTATCGCTGGAGGAAGAGCACACCACCTTGCTGATACGTAACAGGTGTTCCGTCAGGCAATTGAGGTGCTGCGCCAAATCCATAAAGGACTGGCTCTTCGTGGTAATTACGGGGAATACCGTCTTCTTCACGGAAGACGCGTGACCATTCGTCTGCACGTTGGTCATACACGCCATCAAAACACTCGTTAAGAATTGGTTCTACGATGGACCGGAAGTCCGTACTTCTCATTGGAGCTGCCATTTGTCAGTCCCTCCTATTAGATCGACGTAACGCTGCCGAAGAATTGAGACTGGCAATTCACAACACGAACGATCGTGTATGCATCACCCCATGCGTTATTCACTTCTTGACCCAAGTCAACAACACGCATCTGGCCTTGACCAGAACCTGCAGTAACTTGTGTACCAGCGCCTAACGTGCATTGCGACAAACCAGTGGTGGATGAACCTGCACCAAAGTTGGTGAAGTTGAACTCACCGCCTAACTGTATCTGTGCAATTGAACCATCTGCTTGAATTTCATACACAATGTTTTGATCATTGTAGAAATACGCGCGCATATTTCCATCATTGATGTATGCAGTGTTAGCAGGCCAATAGTTAGAAACACGGAAACGACCTGTTGTATCAGTCCACTGGCATCCAGCAAATGCACCAGACCATGCTTCCGCAGTGGTAACTGGTTGAATTGTGCCGGCGGCTGCGACGTAATATACAGGCTGCCCTTTAAAGATGTTCGAGCTGTAGCCCGATGCAATACCGTTTGTAAGCGCCTGAGCGCGATCCAGACCAGAGGGATGGAACGCAGGCACCAAACCAAACGGAGCTGAAAATGCTGACATATAAAGCTCCTTTAACCGGAAAATACCGGGATTTTAGATGGTTGCTGTTCAATGTTGCCGAACCCTTCGCCTTCCACCATCAGTAACGGTCTGCCGTTGCTATCGCGGCCCTGGAGATTTTCCTGTTGAATCTTGATCTTTTCCGCTTGTTCACGAGGTTGGTCGTGATGCATCTCAGTCATGACTTCTTGGTAAATATCCATCGGCAACTTAAACAACAACATCTCATTACATGAGATATAACCCACATGCTCTCCAGACTTTACTCGATAATTCTCAAAATCAGGTAACTCATCCGATTTAACGGGAACGTAGCCTAATCTGATTCTCTTATCAATTGAATCATAGCTGTTGGTTGTCGAAAGCCAGCAAAGGTGCCACCCGTCCATATTGGGTAACTTCGGCAATGCTGATTGCGTCCACTCCTCGCTCCACATCTTGCGACGTTCCTGCGTTGAAATGAACTTCTCTTCTGGTGCAGCGCGGCTCGCGTCCTCGTTTGACCGATCCTCACGACCACCTGCATTCAAAGATTTTTTTAAACGTGATTCCATGATGTATTCCCCTTAGATTAATTGCGGCGACCGTTTTCACGGTCAAATTTCACAAAGTTCTCGATCATTGCCTTCTTGCGTACAGGATTGTCCCAAGCACCTGCCTCTTTCATCGCTTTTACTCTCTCAGGCGATAAAACGAATTGGGTGCGGTTGGTACCACCATATGCCGCTGAAGCTTCACGTCCAGAACTGCCCACAACATTCCTTGGTCGTCTGACATCACGGGATTCGTCGTCATTAGAGTCATTGTAACGATGCGGCAATTCTTTTTGCAAACGAGCATCAAACTCTTCCCAGTATTCATTCTGCGTAGGATCGTAGCCCTCACCCGCCAATGTCTCGTCTATGCGCTTTGCCAACCGACTATCTGGATCGCGCATATTGGGGTCATACCACGAATGCTTCTCTAAGAAGCTTGCCAGGTGTCTCTGCATGCGCGGATCGACCTTGGGCGCCTGTGGGCGGTTTAACTCTGCTTCTTGATTGCGCTTTAACTGTGCCAGTGTCTTAACTTCATCTTGCGCTGACTGCCAGAGCATCTGCGCTTCCACCATCGCCTGTCCATCTTGGTTCTGGGTAGCCTCTGCCAGCTTCATCTTGGCGTATTCCAGACGCACATTAGCGTCATCAATGCCTTTCTCTAAGCGTGTGATCTGTTCTGTCTTAGTACTGCGCTTCAGGAGCTCAATATCCTGACGCATTGCTTCGTTTTCCCGCTGTAACTGCTGGAAACGAATCTCTTTCTCTTGGTTTGTCTTGCGGATTAGGTCTTTTTTGGCGCGCCGGCGGTTTCTTTTTGCCGCACGGAGCTCTTCGTCGTCATCAGGATGGTCGTCATCTGCTTGACTAGCCTCACCACCCTCATCTTTTGCCTCAACGGGCTCTTGCTGCACGTTATCTTGATCGAAATCAAGCATGCCTTCCGGCATTTCAACCGTAGCAGACCCATCTTGGGCTTCGTAAACGTCTAATTCTTGTTGATTTTCAGCCATATTTCCCCCTTAAACGTATGCCTTGAAGGACAAAGGATCATCTGTAATCTTTGCAATCAATTCATGGTCGTTAATCGTCATAAACAGCACAGGATCTTCGCCGTCTTCGCCCACCATAGGGCGCTCCCAGCGGTCTCCACCCCATCGCGGAACTCGAACAAAGTCGCCAATCTCAGCCCATGAGCCTTCAGGCCAGCTTTGCATAGTGTCTCTGTTTTTAAATGCCAGCGGTCCAATCGCCACGACCTTACCGATCATGTTGTTCCACTTCTCATTCTCTTTGGTTTCGTCAACGATGATGATTAGACCGGCTTTTTTCTTAATCCGGCGCAACTGAACAATGACGCGCCCACCAAATGGCGTCTGTCCAGCTTCAACTTGGGGGAAAGCCCACGCTAGTTCATCAGGATCTGATACTCCAGCGCGGCCCTCAATAGTAGGGATAGGGTCTTTCAATGTCATTTGTCTCTCCAACACCATATCTCAGGTGCATTAGTCGCACTTTGCAGCGCATTAGTCTAAGTTTCTTTGCTCTTCCAACATGTTGTCGATCATATCTAAGACATCTTGCATGCCCTGATACTCACCGACTAACCTCTGATACGCCTCCCAATTAAAAACGCCTTTAGCAAGCGCCTCTTTAATCTCGGCTTGACGTATTTTTACCTTATAAATCAATGACTCAATCATTTTTTCTTGACGTGATCTAGCGCTCCTTTGTGATGTTTAGGTGTAGTGGAACTTTGGCCTTTGCCTTTTCCACCCATGCTTGTGCCGTCTAACGGTGCGCCCTGCGCGATGCGCTTGTGCTGTGGCACATCAATACTCTGCTGCTCTTTGTCACTGGCCATCTTGACCTCCTTGGGGTTGTGCCGTCTCCGGCGGGATAACAGGTTGCGCCTGTTGTTGTGCTACTTCTTTGATCGTCTCATGCGTCAACTTCGCGTTCTCAATCTGAATCTTCGTCTGGTTATCCAAAACGTGTTTCTGCATATCCGACTGAATCCGAGCCTGATCCAACTGCGCATCAACTTGATCTTTCTGTGTCTTACGTTGCGTCTCAGCCATACTGGTGTCTTTCACAACCTGAGCATCAGGCGGCAAGACCTGTTGTGACTGATTGCGCTGATGCGCCATCTGTACGAGCTGTCCCAACGCTTGCTGGAACTGACCAAAGACCTGGTTGGTATCCAACATGACGTGAGCGCCCACTGTCGTGTAAAGCTTGTCATATACGCCGGTCAGCTTTGGATCGTCGTAATTGCTGACAGGCTTGCCCATCTGGTTCTCAACGTATCCATTAGAGCGGTTCAGATACCACAGCGTCATGTGCTGCTTGATATGCTCAATCAAGTTATTGAGATAGCTAGGATCAGCAAACGGCGACTGGCCTAAGAAAGGATTCATGCCAAACTGCAAGTGATCCTGAATGTGCGCAATGTGATCTTGCTGCAAGTAAGCATAAGCCGGCTGACCTAACAGCATCGCGGCGTTCTCATCTGCTGAGGTGCGCTGCTCAGGCGCGGGCGTGTCTTTCAGTAATTCATTGATATTAGGCACTTTCATCTGCTTCATGAGTCGTGCCAATACCTGGCTGATGTTAAACTGATCAGGGAACTGCTGGGCTAACTGTAAGACAGCTTGTCCCTGCGCCATTCTCTGTGTCTCAGAGAAGATATGGGGGTCACTGACAGGCACTACGTCTGTGTTCCGTGAGAAGTCTTCGCGCGCAATCTCAAGATCCGCAACAGACTCACCACGCTGCATCTCATCAAAGTGCCAACGATTCAATCGGCACAGCACCTTTAAGACTCTAGCCTGACTATCATGCAGTCGCGCATGAATAGCCGAGAATACCGCAGCACCTTGCTCAATCAACGCCTGTGTAGTACCTACAGGGGCTTGAGCGCTCACGTCAGCAATTTTCTCCTCTGCGGTGGTCACTACCCCTTTGGCGGCGGTATCAAGCCAGCCTAGAAGCTCAAAGAGGACAGCAGAGGGTGGATTGAACGGCATTGGCATAGCGATCTGCCGGATGTCTTGCACTCCAGGCGCGCCCTCGATCTCTACGATCTGGGTGACATCCACCTGCTGGCTCTGACCCGACATCTTTGCACCCTTGAGCTTAAGCATGGTTGCAGCGTTGTTGATATGAGCAGAATCAAGCAAAGCCCGTAGAGAGCCAGTGAGAGCAGCGGAAAGACCGCCGATGAGATGAGGTAATCCAATAGCATACGCACCCCGCCAAGGAATGAATTTAAACTCGACAATCCAGTCAAGCTTGGTTCGCGTCTTGTCATGCTCTTCCCAGTTCCTATACAGACCCACAACCTCGTTGTCGATCTCATCAATCATTAAGATGTACGGCGCGTTCTTGCCGTGCGTCTTCTTGTCTTCTTCAAGCTCTAGCCAAGTGTAGATGTGATAGACGCGGCGTATCCCATCCTTGTTGTCTTCAAACTGCTTGCCCTCAACCTTGTCATTGGCCTTCTCAACTTTGTTCTGCTCAATGACTCCAGTGGCTTTGATGTAGCTAATGTCACGGTACATCCCGACTCTGATGCGCCGCTCAAACTCATACTGCGTTATTTCGTGGACTTCGGCCGCCCTCTGCGCCGTGTAGAAGTTAGTTGCGGCAAAGGGCAGGATAACTCTGTCAATCGGCAAGAACTCAACGGTAGGACGCTTCTTCTCTTCATCAAACCAAAGCTTAAAATACTGCGAGCCACCAAGCGGTAACTGAGTGAGTAACTGTTCTTGCTCATCGCGAAACTCTTCAATCTGTTCAGTGATCTGCCAGTTTAAGAAGTCAACCTTGCGATTGGCTATGTCCATCTTCATCTGGTCGGTCTTACCCAGCACCTTGGACTTTACGGGGCCGTCCGGAGGAAACAGCTCTTTGATTGCCCTTGCGGCAAAGTCAACGCATCCTTCAGCCATGGCAGGGTGTACAACCTTACTAGCTCCCATGAAGGTAGCCCCACCAGGAGCATCATTGCCAAGGCCAGTGCGCTTAATGCCTTCTTCATATTGCTTATCTCGTAATGATCGCGCTTCCTTGTCTGTCTCTAAAAGCTCAAGGTATCTGCGCGACAGATCAGACAAATGGCTGGGGTCGATACTGTCAGCCAGGTTGTCATAGAACTCAGGATTAAACTCAGGGCCATCCTCAATGGTGATGATCGCAGAGCCGTCTGGCTGCTCTTCAGTCTCCATCTCAGGCATGTCAACAATGGCAGACCCGTCTTCCTGTTCGTCTATCTCTAAGTCATCAGCCATTATTTATGTTTTCCTTGCATGATTAAGTGATACAGCATAGTCCATACATCAGGATGCACCTCACCGCCTTTCTTCATCCCCTGTGCCGGCATAGGCGGCTGCGGAGGCTTAATCGCATTCAGAGCTTGCCCCTGTGGCGTCATCTGTAAGATGTTGCTAGGCGGCTGCTGTAAGGGATTGCTTTGGCCTTGCAGCCCTTGTGGGGCAGGCTGACCAGCGGCTCCAGCAGGAGAGGGGGGGACACCCTGTGGTTGCTGAGGCATTAATTGCTGGCCGGCCTGCGTTGGGTCAGTGTCTATGCCTCCAGCGGGCAAGTCAGCCCCACCAGGCGGGGGCATAACACCCTGTTGTGTATCAGGCGGCACATACGCCTTTGGATTCATGCCAGGCGCTTCGTTAGCGCCAAAGCTTTGTATGTTAAGCGGGTTAGTGCGCAACAGCGCCATGCGCATCTGTGCCATCGTGGGCGTCACTGAATGGGTTGTACCACCGCTTGCTTTATGAACAATACCACCATGGTCATACATAGGTTGTCCTTGATTAAGTACGTCTTGACGCATCTCTTCCGTGATAGGGAAGTGGTGAACATGCTTAGTCTTATAAATATCTTTATTCCCTGTGTCGGGATTAAATATCGGAGGCCCAATTGGCATCTCGTGACCGTTGATTGCTACCTGCGCGCCATACTTCTTGCCAAGCTTGTTAAGTGTGTTGGGTAATTTCTTGTCGTAGAACTCGCGCATACCCTCCCCACCTGAACGCAAATCTAAACCCAATAATTTATGTACACCTTGTTTAGGCTCAGATTTGATCAAACGATCAGCCACATCTTTTCCTATGTAATCCGGCAATTCATGAGGTTCAGCAATTCTACTTAAAACTGATTCGCCTTCAGGATTGAATGCTTCCAATAACTTATGACTAGGTTGATAACGAATTGCTCCGATATGTCTTTCTAAATTATATCTATCAGCTTGTTCCTGCCCCGGCGTAACAACAATACCTTGATAGCCATTCTGTGCTGCATGGTTGATCAGATGCTTGAGCGCCATCTCATGCCAGTTGTTCTTGAATGGGCCGTTGAGTATGCCTATGTTTTCTAACTGAGGTGGTTCTTGATTATCGAGCGCAGTTAGCTCTCGTAATGTTTGTAGCTCTAATTGTTTTAATATTTTTATTTGTTCTTGATTTTCAATTTTATGTGGAATTTCTCGTAGTTGGCGTTTAATATTTTGAAAATCATCTGCGAGTTTTTGCGATTTTGTTGCTTGTGTTTTTCTAAATTCTTGATCACTTTTTTCTTGTTCTGCTGCTATTTCTGCGTCTGTTTTTCTATATCCTCTATTTTTACCAGCCTGATGCCAATCCGATTGCAACTCTTCAAGATGCAACAGCTTCTCATTGTTTGGCCCTGTACGATCTTTTAACCGCATGTGGGCTATGATGTTAGGTACGCCAAAATGAGAAGAATTAAAGTTGTTCAAAGAATTCATGCGATCGCGTGGAAGATGCAGCAGCATCTCACGGTAGTTCTCTCCACCGGGTAGCGTGTACTCTGAGTAATGCGGCTGATCGTGCGCATCGCGTTCATATAATGATTCACGCGCAGCTTGAACGGCGTCAGCCCACGAGGTACGGTTTCCTATTCCTTGCCCCTGACTAGCGCCATAGATTTGATTTGCAAGCTCTTTTATCTCATCCTCGTTAGGCTCAGTATGCTTCAAGATTCGCTCTTGTATTTGCGGTGCGCGATGTTCTTTATGCCGTAGTTTCTGCAGCATCTGTTCACGCGTCATCTTAGGCGCCTGTGCTAGTGCAGTTAGCCCGCGATCCTCTAGCTCTTCTTTTTTGACATTTGGCTGCTTCATTAGCTCATTAATGAACGCTTGACCTGGGCCTTCCTTGCGCTTGATGTTCTGCGCGGCCTGATCCACGGCTGAGTAAAGCCCACCGCCTGCCATAGCAAGCGCATATTTCATCTGATCTGTGTTAGGTCTTTTCATCGCCCGATTATCCTACGCACCTATCCAATTCGTCTAACGCCCGTTTCTGCTCTTTGATCCATGCTCTCAAGGCTCTCACGACTTCCTGCTCGTTGATCTCCACGCGCTCTTGCAAGCACACCTCAAAGCGCAGTCTCTCAATCACAACCTTGACGCCTTGCCTGACAATCACTCCCTCGTCACTGAGCATACGGATTTCCCCTCTCCGCTGAATTAAAGATTTCCGCGTCAGTGATGTCTTCTTGCTCGATCTCTTCGCGCGGCGGTGCATCAATACTTAACCATCCCGCATCCCTCAAATATCTCAATGCCTGGCTCATACAGTCCACGTACTCGTCATGCATCGTTCCCTCAGGAAAGGAGCAAATCTCTGTGACCATGCCCTCTGCCCAATCCCTTACATAGCCAGATCGCACCCCTGACTCAGGCACCCACACGCGCCCAGCCCTGATGATGTTGGCCACAATCGACAGCCGCTGGAGCTTGTCAGCCTTGCCAGGGTTATACGCCATCACAGGAATATGCGCTCGCTGTAAGTCCTGTATCAAGCTTATACCGGCGCTCTTGTCTTCTACTAGGACCAAGTCGACTAGCTTGCGGCTCTTGCCCTCACCAAAGACGATCTCGTACTCTTCTAGGACTTTGGGGCGTAGGTCTGGGTATTGTAGATGCGCCTTCCAGCAGTCGAGCACCATCACAGACATGCCGCCGTCCATAGGCTTGAATACGCCAAAAGTAATGGAGCCAGAGGGATCGTTGTACGTCTTGTCTGAGGTCGCGCAGTCATACGACTGGATGACGTACTCAAGCTTAGGAAAGGGCTTGTTGTTTGGCCAGAGCCGGAACCAGTCGCGCTTGACGATACCTTTGGCCTCAGGGTCAATCAGCTCGGCCAACACTTCCTGTTTATATATGTCAGATTCAGGATCGTATTGCAGCACCTGATTCTTAAAGTTCGCCGCTAAGTTGCTGATGTTGACGAACGTGGACGCTCTAGTGATATAGACATCATCGCCTTCGCGGTCCACCAGGTTTAGCACTACATCTTTGGGCTTAGGCGTGGTAGAGACAATGACCTTAGTGCGCTTACCCAGACGCACAGCAAACTGGATCATGTCCCAGGCTTCCTGCAAGTAATCCCACGCGGCTAACTCATCAAGCCACGCGCCATGCCACTGACCACCACGATAACGCTCAGGCTCGCTGGCTGCGATCCCCTTGATAAAGGATCCATTGACGAGCTTAATCTCGTGCAGGCTCTTGTTGTAGTCCTCTATGAGGCGCGGGGGGATCACATTGAGTAGCCCTGAGTCGCCTTCAAAGCATGTGCCGCGTATGTCACCACTCGTAGGCGCTGCGACTAGCCATCGCGTCCCAGGATTCTCCCACGCCCATGATCCCAGAGCTTCACTCGATGCGCGGGTCTTTCCTGATCCACGGCCACCAAGAAGCAGCCATGTTGCCCACCACTCGCCTGGTGGTTCAATCTGATGCTTATGCGCCTGCTGTAGCCACTTGATCTGCCATTGGATGTATTCCTGCTCTAATGGGGGCTCCTTGATGAAGTCTTCCGCAAGACCCTCAACATCCTCCAAAAAAGCAGCAATCGCACTCATTCAGCCTGACGTTGTAGCTTTAAAGCTAATACAAGCTCTCTGAACGCTGACTTGTTCTCCTCAACCTGCAACGGCGCGTCAGGATCACCCGCCACTTCCATACGTCCTAGCTTAGGCACATGGTATTCCACTACGCTTTGATACAACTCAAACGCTTTAGCGGGATTAGGCTTAATGTCGTGCTCAGGGTTTCCCTTGGCTACCGCGTCAAGCCATTCTGCGAGCCTATGGGCGTTCCCATCCACAAACTGAGCAATAGCCTGTCTCGCCTCATGCGTGGCTTTGTTAGGCGCTCCCTTGGGTCTTCCTGCACCTGGGTTAGCCATGAGTCACCTCACAGCCATTATTTCCAATTATTAAATTTACAATCATGATCCGCTCCTCACACAATATTTCAGTGCATCAATGGAGCGGAGTGTAACTCTAAGTTTCTGTTAAGAAAAGGGGTAAGTTCTGATAATCCTTCTTTATTGCCTGTAGTTCCACTATAAGACGATCTAAATCTAGATGGTTTGCTGCTTGTATGTGAAGCTCTT